CAGTTAATTGCCTACGCCCTAAGGGTTGCAAACGTCGTGAATACATATTAGCATTAACTGAGTAAGATTCTCAGGCGGATCAAAATCAATCGCCCTCTTTGCCACACTACTTACCTTCTTTCAGGCTGTCAGTGTTAAAACACAAAGAAGAACTGAGTTTCCTAAAGCTCAGAAAAATCTCTTTTATTGTTTTGGTGGCAAAGAGGGCGATTGATTTTGATCCGCCTGAGAATCTTACTCAGTTAATTGCCTACGCCCTAAGGGTTGCAAACGTCGTGAATACATATTAGCATTAACACAATACACATGATTTAAAAAACAAACCAAGAATAAGGAAACAAGAATGAAAGAAGAGATGACATTAGTCAACATTTAAATAAATTAAAACCAGAGACATCAAAATCAATTAAAATGTACAATACTGGGGTGTAACTAAGAACACAATCGAATGTTACCTTGGCTAAATACTCTTCAAAACCGCGCTGCATATCATAAGTCCAGCCGTACGTGCAAAATAAACTTACATAAACACTAGCGGTAAACTTAGTGTTAACGTGAACAAAATTCATGTGCCAATCGTCTTTTTTAAATTTTGTTTCAGGACCTTCATAAGCAACGCTACTACGTGTGAGGCGTAAGATACAATCAATTACAGCTCTCAACGGTGGTATGAAATAACAACTATGTTTAAGACCTAATGCAATCCCTTTCATCATGGATTCTCTAGTAACATTAACTGGTGGGTTGTTCAAATACCCAAGTTTAGATAACACTTTGCCAGGCATAGGGCCAAAAGTAAGTTGTCCATCAACATCATAAACTCTGCAAGAGCAAAATTCAAGGTCAAAGATACTATCACGATACAAGGCTTCACTAGAAAAACCAAGCCTAGACATGCAGTAAACAAAAGGTATTCTTATTTCACTATTAATACACATTGCATTGTCGTCACCCGCTACTAACATGCGGACATGTTCTTTAACCTCATCTATGGACCAATTCAGCCAATCTCCAATAATAAAAGCGTGCATGAACGCATTGAGCATAGAGTTGAAAAGAGAGGTGTATGGATCACCAGATTTTCTACATCCGGGTACATAATACTTTGCTCCAAAAAAAGTATACCCGTGAGTATTACAATTCTCAAGCATTAAATCTCGTACGGCTCTAGGAGCACCGAATTTCCTAGCTATCCACAACTCAAGTTGCAAAAGATTCTCACAAACAGATGAATCAAAAGTTTTAATATCATCTTCGACAAATTGCCACGGTTCGTTGATTAGCTGTGCGGCTTTATCACTTCTAACGCCGCTAGTAAAACAACACCAATTTTTAGAGGACCAGATTTTCTTTATCGCATCCTGTAATGCCATAATCCATGGTCCAACTAAACATATAAATTCGGGGGTTGCTCCCTGAATAGCCCTGGGGGCCTTATCCTTGACTCCAGCAGGTGTTCTATAACAAAGATTTTCTTTCTTTAAAAACAAGGATCTTCGAACATATTGATGTATAATTTCAGGGCTTAATATACTATTCTCATCAATACCGGCAACACATAATTTCTCATAAGTGGTTCTCAAAGTTTTCTTAACAGCTGGTGAAGCATTACTACGTTCTATATATTCATCAAAAGTAACTTTATAAACTTTGTGAATACGGGAATTAAACAATTTTTTATAATGTTTTTTAACCCACCGAATAAACTGTTTCATGTAGGATTCATCAACGGGTGGTGTATCAACTATAACTCGACTTTTAACAACATTTTCTTCATTTTCTTGTGTGTTGGCGAAACTCATAGGACGGTAATTATGATTCCAAAAATAAGAATGTTGTTCACCTTTAGGCACATGCAATTTTTTAAATTGTTGTTTAGTGTAATCCATAGGGTACTTACAATAAGCCTTGGGTTTTATCTTCACCTGTTCAAGGGGTTCATAAATATCAAGAGGTGCATTGGGTCCTGGGTTAGGTTCCACTCCACACTCCGTTAAATCACGAATCCATCCACCAGCACTGTAATGGGACAATAACTTGGCGGGTTCAATTCGTATTTGATGTTGTTGTAATGGCCCAATAAAGCAATGTAATAGCTGGTTTTTTACATATCTCTTCAAATGTCTATTTTGCCAATAATTACAGACCTTATTTTTGATGAGTCTAATTTTATTGACAAGTGAATACAGTTTCTTGGTCTTATACTGATTCTTATTTAAAGGATCAAATTTTTTACACCCTATACCATGTCTTTTATATCTAGTCTCAGCACCATCATTACCATCAATGAAAGATAAGGTCGTAAAATCATTATGAATAACGTGTTCTCGCAATTCATTATAAGGGTTAGAAATTTGATGCCTAATTGTAGCGTTGTGCCATACTATAATAGGACACCAAACAACACAATCGCGTTCTATCACAGCAGTAATTGACAACTGCTTAAGAAGACGGTGGCAATACGCTCTTAGTATCTGATAATTTTCTTTGGAATACTCCTGAAATAAAGACATAGATGTTTCCAGTTGTTCAAGAAAACCTTCGGGTATTTCTATAAAAAATTTTTTAGGTATTAATCCTATCATCTCCACACCGTCTAAATCTTTACAGTATTTCATATATACTCGTTCATCGATTTCATATTTAGAAGTACGAACACGTAGATCTCGATTTTTATTATTATTTATAATAAATCTATTGCGTTGCAATGATACCCATAACGACCCGCCAACATCCAACTCATCTTGTAATTTAAGACATTTTATTTCTTCTTCCAATTGTTCGCTACGTTTAACAATAGGTGGGGCAATGTTGACAGTTATATTACGCGAAGGCGAAGGGTCACGGGACGGCCTAACTATAGTCGTAGTTAATGAAGGTCGTCTTTGAGTAGTAGAGATAGATGACTCAATCTTACTGAGATCATCATGGAAAACTGGAAGAGAATATTCTTCTTCATGGAAAATGGGTATGGCATAAAAGTTGTCGCTTTCCATATTTACTTTAGGCCCAGGTTCGGTTTTAGGTCTCCATGATTTAAAATTGTCGGTGGCCATTCCAAACTGTTTTTTCATATTGTTTTCCTTATGTTTAAAACCCGAATTACCAGTTTTTTTATAATTCTTAACTTTCTTATATTTCCCTGGATGTTCAAACTTGCAATCCTTGTAACCACAATGTCCATGAGACTTAAAATGTTTACAAACTTGAGGTTCGTCATTCTTAGACTTGCCTTTAATAGGCGATGAGAAACCAACAGGCGGATTATGATCAAAATGGCACTTGTTTCCATATTTACAAGTGCCATATTTGGCAAATGCATAACACTGCTTAATGACAAAACCAGATCCAACTTTCTTATCACCGCGTCGTTTAGGTTTTTTCTTTGCGGGTTCAGTTGAGTACTCAGGTGATAATTGAGTAATAGGTTTGGATTGAACATGTGCAGATTCAGACGCATAGGTTTCAACACCACTAACATGTTTAACATCATATTCATATTCATCTTCAGGTGGAACACTATAATCTATAACCCCATCGGCATCACGTTTAAAAAAATAAGAAGATTCAAGGGGATCAGTTCCCCAACCAGGATTTGGTTCGATTCCTTCAGTTGTGAGATCACGTAACCAAACACCATTGCCTTTGTTTTTATTTTTACTTAAACGTCCATCTTCAAGTTTGATATAAGAAAAAATATCTATATCTAACGAACACGCCATGGCTAGAAGTTGCATATTATTGGCGTATTTCACCGGTATATAGTAAGACAGGTGATCATTGATATGTAAATATGAAACTAAGTTCCTCAGTTTCTTGCCACTTTGTGAAGATATATATGCTCTTCTATCACAATAGTATAATTGTCCAATACCAGAAGGAAAATAGTTCACCTTCATGTTCATTTTTTTATACTGTTTATCACACCATTCCTTATGTAATTCAATCTGTTTTAGTCTTTTCATTTTTCTGTTTTCTGTTTTTTGCTCCCTATTAAGGGTCTCAGGTCGTGAGGAATTCATAATTTCAGTCAAATCGGCCAACTGTATTAGGCTAGTGTCAAGCTCTACACGAGCAGTGCTTAAATCTCTTTTAAGGAAATTCGTAGGGGTAGGAACTTTTGTCGATTCCACGGAATGCGACAGCGTAACGAGATCATTACTCTCATTAAGGGGTGACGAACCCATTCTCGTCATTTGCATTTTGCAAGACAAACCCACTGTATCGGGCTAATATCGCCCAGCGGCCAGGCTGGGGGGCTTTAAGCAAGCAGCTATATTAAAATGAAAGATGTGGGGTGACTCTAAACACTATCATAGTCGCAACTCAAGGCGAGCACTAATCCACAAGAACTTTCGCATAAATAAGTAAATATAATAATTGATTTATCTAATAACTCAAACACATTCTAACTATAAAATACATTTTAACTCAAACACTCTATACAACAAAACAAAATAATGATAAAATTATAAGCCGAACAATTTACGGCACACTGAATCACTATTGAGTACAGGCTCCTTGTGCTCCTCCACTAGCACAGGCGCATCGTCATTTAAATTTATAAATTTACGCTCAAGAAAGGATTTAAAATACGTCTCGAGGTTATTGTTAGTAATTACATTAGGTAAAGGGCTATAAGCTAACCCTGTCGATATCTGTACAATTAAAATATCAGCAGTACCAGCTGCTAAGTTTGTTAAAGAACCGATGGTAATGGTATTCGCTGTACCAGTACCAGATGTTGCCACATTGTAAATAGCTATAGAAGTAGTATTAGTGCCTGAAGAAATAGATTGTACAAGACCGTTAACACTATCATTCAGAATAGCATAGGCAGTAATAGCTGAACCCAAAGCAAAGGTAGGGGGATTAGTGACACTGCCATTCCACTGGGATGCGACGACAAATGTACCTACCACAGGGAGCGTGAAGGTAGCTCTACCAACTACACTTTGGAGAGTAGATCCAGCTCTAAGCACACCACCAGTTGTTCCTAAATAATATGTTGGTGAATTAGCAGAGGCACTGGGAAATTCAGCTATGTGGGCTTGTAAAAGATTCTGTCCAAGAGGTGTTTGTTGCTTTGGCCGAATCATGGTAAAAGAATAAGTAACGTATAATTCACCTATTTCAGTGGTAACAGCATTACCAGAGGTTGCCATCTGAAACAGACCTAAGTCATAAAACTTAGATGTACTGCCTGAAGGAGCGGCAGAATTGCCACTTGGATTGACAAAGTAATTATTCAAAGCAAAATCGCCTCTGCGCGAATTGCGTGTTTTGTGTCCTTGCATGACATCATGCATGATAACTGGAGCATAAGGTGGTCCTTTTACTGACCCAACATAATTTTCCATTTGGGTATCACCGGTAAAGGACACATCATCAGGATCATAATTAGTAGCTAATATGACTTTACCTGCTGACGCTGTGCCATTAGTAGCAGTATAGGCATCAGACTCAAAAGAAAATTGCAAAAAATTACATCGGTACTCTTCGTAAGTGGCAGCAATTTGGCTAAATATTGGAAATAACACTGTATTACCAGGATTGATATAAAGAGATTGAGCTAAAGTAAAGGCAGCCGTGCCACTGACATTGCCTATCTTCTCACGCCTTAATTGAAAGCGATCTTCTATCGTGGAACGATTTGTTACAACACGAGATCTATTCAATCCATCAGTTGCCATGTAAGTAGAACCCATGGGTCTATTTCCTTGTTTTTTTATTTTCCGACGACGTTTCTGATTAGGCAATAAAGGGCCTATTAGAGTCCTAGACACAAATTGCTTGCGTCTATTTTGACCCTTAGGCGAAGGGCCAGTGAATTTGGTTGAAATGGTTTTTATCGCAGTTTGACCGCTGGATCGGTTTTGTTTATTCATTAATCGGGAGATTTTTGGGAGGCCTAAAGGCAATGGCGAGCCTATCATGTAGAAGGTTCAAAACCTACAATTTATTTACCCAGAGGGATTTTTTGGTGCACTTATTTATCAGTGTCCAGCCAAAGTGGCTAATTAGATCTTACTTTATGATCAGTAACGCTTGATTGTGACATCTCCAAGTCACATGGGGTATATTAATAATTACTCACCACGAGTATAATGATTCCCTGAAAGGGAATTAACCGATAACACACGCCATGCAAGCTGTGTTTATGACCTTGTGTCTTAACTAGACATTCAGTCAACTCCTTATCCATACTAGGTCCCGGAGCCTATGTGCAATTATGCGCAACACGCCAGGAAAGACGCTCTTTTGGCTG